TTTGGTTCGCCCAAGACATCGTAGGTCGCAATACAATCACCGTCGGCATTTTGGACAACAAAATTACCGGGGCCAAAATCACCGTAGCATTCGGCTTCGGCCATATGTGCGAGAATCGTTGCCATCCGCTTCGCAACAAATCGGAAAGAGGTGCTGTCAACGCTGAAGTTAATGTTAATTTCCATGAGATAAAAGATGGGATATATATTTTTAATATAAAATCGGGCGGGGGCTGGAGCCCAAGGAGCCTAAGCCTTAGCAAAGGCTCCTTTATTTAATTACCGATTGTCAAACAATACGGTATGCTTTCGACCCATGCGGAATCGAAATTCCTCACCCGCATTCTGGGAAGCCTTAAACAGAACGTTGTTATACCTGTCAGCGGTAATCTTGCGAGAATCCTTGACCTCGTCCTTGAAAATTCGACCATTACGGACAAAGACAGACTGGCCAGGCTGAACGCCCATCGAATCAACCAACTGCTTGGGAATACGAACCCGACCACGCTTGTCGGTGCTGTAGAAGAACTTCACATAATTACGATTCAATTTATTTATCCTTTTTGTTTGATGGAATAAAAGATGGCAGGATATTTTTTAATATAAAACCGGGGCAGGCCCCCAAGGGGCCCAAGCCTTAGGGCTTGGGATTTATTTTATTCAAATGGGAATTGCTCTTGTGCGAGCAAATCATTTGCGGCTTCTACAGCCAATTCCTTCCATTCCTTATCCGACAAATTGAGTTCTTCATCATAGTAATTCCACAAATCAAAGTCGGGCAAATCATCAATTCCAAGCCCAGCAATTGCATTAATCTGCTTGTCAACCATAGACCTAAATTGCTTCATGGTCAGGAACTTCTCGTCAATGTTATAAGAAACGTTCATTTAAATTACCTCATTAAATAGAATTAGAAAAAGTTTCGGGAATAAAATTATAAATAAAAGAATCACATTTTACAATACTGAAATTGTATCCAAGGTCAATATAACCAGATGGTGTCAAAACATATTCGCCAATATACCCTTCCAATTTTGCTTCTTCAATATAAGTTTCATCAACTAAAACCAAATGTCCAAACTTAGATGCCGCAAACTCTTCAATAGCATTTATTTCGCTATTTGCTTCAACAATAAAATACGAGGGCCAATTGCCTTTACCAGCACTAATCAACCAAGCATTGCCGAAACATTTGCCGGGATTGACAGGGGTGCAATCATCGAACTCTTGACCGTTGACTTTGCAGGTGCTTTGGAACTTGACTTTCATGGAATAAAAGGTAGCACTCGATTTATTAATATAAAATCTGGCTAACTCTTGCTAGCCAGATTCTTCAACATCTTTGAGTATTGCTCCCTGAGCTTTTCCAGGGACTGTTTAATTTTATCGGACGTTGCGCCCACGGACCCAGAGGGCCTAAGGTTTAACTTTAACATTCGTAAACCCCCTCTTCATTCATATAAGCAATTACGGGAGTAAATACCCCAACGTATGCGCCAATAATATTATAATCAACCCATTCCATTGCCATATCAAATGGGTCATCCAAACCTTCATTATCTACAGAAAACTCTTTTGCAAAATGCTCACACAATTTATCATAGCAATAACAAGCGACTTCCAAATCGCCACCATCTCGCTCTACTTCTACAATACCAATTAGTGCATCATCACAATTAGGAAGAAATAGCGCATTGGGTTCAGACTTCAAATGCTCATATACTTGTTCAGCAGACATTTGTTTAATCATACTGTTACACTAGCCCTTTTCATAATATCAAGAATTGCATAATCTTTATTTTTTAATTCCACATCCCATACTACATCATAACCGTATGAATTGGGAATACCATATGCCATATCAGCATGGTTTCGAGTTTCTCCAATTCCCTCGGAATAATGAAATACAGGAGTTGTATCCCAAGTGGAATAAGCCAATTCAAATGCATCTTTGTCTGACAAATCACCGTGCAAAAACTTATGATGCAAAGTATCAAAAGTAATTGGAATATTATACCTGTCGAAATAGTATTTTACAAGATTTTTTACCGACCAAACACCTGATACATTGTCGTTTACCTCAATAACAAGCCTATTGCGAACAGAGTCAGACAACTTTTCGAAATTGTGCATGAACTTGCCAGATATAATTTCTGGGTCACCGTCTTTGCGACAATGAATATTTAAGGGAGCAGAATAATCTTGAGGCAATCCCAAGCGATTAAAAATATCAGCATGGGTTTCGAGGTCAAGAATTGAATTATTAATTGCTTTATTATCATCGGTTGTAAGAGTGATATACTCAGATGGGTGAGCAGAAATCTTAATACTGGAAGTCTTAAGATAATTCTTGATGTTTTGGATTTGGTGGTCAATAAAATTGTATTCAGGCAAATCTTCCATCTTGAGTAAAACATCAGGATGATTCAACACGGGCGTCAAATCGGAAGAAAGCCTATATCCTTTAATACCTTGCTTGTCGCAAAATTTGATAATCTTATAAGTAGTTTCAAAATTATTATATATAATCTTTGACAACTTCTGCAATGCGTCTTGTCGAGGCATGGAAGAAAAAGATTTATATGTCATTGTGCGAAACTTAATACCCTCTTCAGCAAGGATATTGGAAATGCAACAGAGCGAAAGTTTCATATAATAATAAGTTCCCAACATATTTTTAGTATAGAATCAGGCGGGGCCGGGGCCCAAAGGCCCCAAGCCTTAGCTTGAAGCCTTATAATTAAGCGGTGGCAACCATTTTATTTTCGGTCACCATTGGCAAAATCTTAATTGCTTTAGCCAATTTCTTGTCAGTACCCCTGTCGGGAGCAAAAAGAATTACCAATTTATTTTCGTGCAAATGTTTATCATTCATGCACAATTTGCAATCTTTGCACGATTCAGCCTTTTTGGTTTGGTGCGGGCATGGAATTCCACGGAAACCTTCACCCAAATCCACCGGTTTATGCGATTTATGTTTAGTCGGAATCACCATAGCAGAAGCATATCCTGCGTTATGGGCATTTACCACTTGTTGGAAATTTTCGCACGAACGCAATACACTGACATTGCCCCACAATTCACGGGGAATATTATGTGCGTGAGTAAAAGTCCAAATAGGTTGTTGGAATTTAGCAAAATATCGGTCGGTTGCCTTCCGAATAATTCGCACCGCTTTACGGGTTCGGGAATCACCGACAATGTGCAACCGCAACGGATTCCTGCCCGAAAGTTTATCGATAGCCTCTGCTTCAAACTTTGCCAATTGTTCGGGCGTGTATTTGCCCAATTCGTGTGCCTTATTAAGTTTACTAGTGTGAATAGCGGAACGACCTGTCTGAGCATAGCACCCAGCATCTTTGAACGGACAATCACCGGGACACGAACCTTGCGAAAGCCAAGTAGCACTAACAGAGCGGTTGGTGGACAGTTTGCGGTCACCAGACTTTTCGACGCCGATTGCAGGGGACAATGTTTCCATGAAATAAAAGATCAAGTCCCCGTTTTTAATATAAAATGGGGCCGCCCCCGGCCCCAACCTCCCTAAGCCTTACTGAAACCTGCCTTCTTCCAACCACCACATTATAGGGGCTTCCTCGTTCCAATGGGCGTATCCTTGAATACCCACCATTTCCCTATTTTCGACTTCAGCCCAATCGTCATATGGGCCTTCATCCCAATATACATCCTCATCATTTTCCGGATAGTTTTCATACTCTTCCATCTGACGTTGCTCCTGCAGAGCCTCAGCCATCATCTCGATGGCAATTTCGTCCTGAAGAGTCTCGTATTCGACGTAATCGTAATCGTAATCGTACATGATATAAAAGACCTCTAGAAAATTTTTAATATACTCGTGACTCGATTTAATTATTTATTTTGATTGATAATGTTATCAATGGCTTTTTGAATAGAATCATCGGCTTGCTTTGCTTCTTCGGGAAAAAGCATACGCCATACACTATCCATTCTATCAATCACTTTCATTTGCAAATCTTCTTCTTCCTCTGTCAAAGGAAAAATTCTTTCAAATGCAAAACATTGGTCTTCAATGCTCAAATTACTAATATCCAAAACGGACAAAAGCAAACCGACACGACTAGTACCATACTTTTCACAAACAATCGGGAAAAAGTCACGGGCGTTTTGCCAAAATACATTGTCTACAGGTATTTCTTCCATAAGGTAAAAGATGAGACCAGAGTTTTTAAGATAGAATCCTAAGGCTGTGGGAACCTGGGGGGAGGGCCTACCCCTATCATCTAGTCAGATAGGGCATCCCGTCATCAATCCACTTTTTAAATTCAGGATAAAACATAAATTTAATTATTTTTTTGCTACCTTTTGGCAAATAAAGACCACATTCGCAAGCACTTCTCAGCCAATCTGTACATCCCCATTGAGATTGTCTTTTAATTGGATAATTTGCAGGCTTTGGTGCTTCATAAAAATTACCAGCAAATAATAAAATTATTTCATTCTCTGGAAATGAATTAACAGCGTTCAAATAAAGATATGGCAATGATTCAATTTTAGAACCTGCACCATTTTGGTGCTTACACTCAATCCTTATCGTTCTTGAATTATCCTCAATAACAATTTCTGTTTTGCCCATGTGCCCATAAATTGTACGATAAGGGACTTGTTTAATTAATCTTTTTTGTGCATTCCCAGCAACTCTTACATTAGTTACATCAACATATCCCAACTTCAATAAATCTGCTTCAACTAAATTTTCAAAATCTTTTCCGTTGCTTGTGTCTGGCATATTATCCTCTGTAAATTGCTAGCAATTCCTTTGCTTTATTACGTTTATCGCCTTTGCTGGAAATTGTTCGCTTAACATCAAAGGAAATAATTTCATCTGCGTCTGAATACAAATCCCTAATTGAATCAGTATCGTGATTAGAAATCAAAACAGTGCAACCAGTGTTTTCAGATGTTTCACGAGCCAAATTAGCCAATTGACAATGCTGTGAATAAGTAAATCCCAAACCTGAATAATTGGAAAAATCTGATGTTTCTGTCAATGGCAAATATGGTGGGTCGCAATAGATAGTATAATATTCATTCACATTGTCAAAAAGATTTTCAAAAGACTTATTTGTAAATTCAAAATTTTTAACTCTAGTGGAAAAATCTTTAATCTCATCTTCTGGGAAATAAATCTTAGAATATTTGCCAAATGGAACATTGAACTTCATTTTTGAATTATAACGACAAAGACCATTAAAACAATGCCTATTCAAGTAAAGAAACAAATAGGAGCGGATATCCCTGTCTACGGTAGTATTGTATAATTCACGCAATTCATAAAACCGCTCTGCATCATTGCCGTCAATAAAATATTCTTTTGCACTGTCAATAAATGCATCAACATTGGATTGAATCAATTTAAACATATTGACCATATCGGAATTAATATCATTGCAGACACATACATCGTATTTAGACAACAAACTTACCGCACAAGTACCCGCAAAAGGCTCAATAAGACGATTCCCAGACAAATAAGGCTCAATCAATGGATAAACTGTAGACTTGTTGCCAGCCCACTTCAAAAATGTTTTCATAATATAATATATACCTTAAAAATAATTAATATAATTCAATGGGCTGGTCAATTTATTAGGAATCCTACTGTTGGACTTGAACCGGTGCAGAGCTAAGCAGGATTCCCCCATACATTGGGATGGCGTTGCGGACTGCCATCCCATACCATCAACCATATTGGGGGTTATCTAGATTATTCCCCAAACCTTCATGGCCGCCCGACCGTGGAGCCTACTCGCAAGACTCTAGGCTATTTTAGAAGGGGTGTTGATTCACCACAGTTGATGAGTGCGGTGCTGGCTCATGATTCCAACACTCACAAATTAATAGAAGATAGGATAAAAATTAATATAAAATCGGGGGCAGGGGCCCAAAGGGCCCAAGCCTTAAGTCGGGGTGGAAGGATTCGAACCTTCGGTCTCCTGTTCCCAAAACAGGCGCGATAACCAAGCTTCGCTACACCCCGTCATTAATGGACCATATCCGATTCGAACGGATGATCTTCGCCGTGCAAAGGCGACGCTTTCCCACTAAGCCAATGGCCCCAAGCCAGATGCAGGAGTCGAACCCGCCACATACGGTTTACAAAACCGTCGTTCTAGCCGATGAACTAATCTGGCAACAGAATAATATATTTATATACAATTTTTTAATATAAACTGCCTCCCCTAGATTCGAACTAGGACATAGAGCTCCAAAAACTCCAGTGCTGCCGTTACACCAAGAGGCATAGCCTGTAGGGGGATCGAACCCCTGGTCTCCTCCGTGAAAGGGAGGCATCTTAACCACTCGACTAACAGGCCGAAGATTTATTTAATTTTTGCCAGTATCCTCTGGGTGGCTTGCTAATACCAAATGATTTACACCATTTATTTACAGCATTATCACTTACTCCAAACATCTCTCCTATTTTTGTGCATGGTAATTGCCAAACAAGTTTTTCAAGTAACTCTTTATCTGGTTTTTTTGATATTTTTTGTTTAACGATAACTTCTTTTTTTATTTTAACTTCATTAACAATTTCTAAATCAGAACCATTTTCAATTTGCTCTTTTTGAATTTTTATAAGAAAATCTTTGTCATGAAGACCTGCATGAATTTCTCTATGGCAATTGGAACATACTAAAATGCATTTTTTTATTTCATCTTTAATCAGAGACCAAGATCTAGTATGACCATCCTTAGATAAATTAAAATCTTTATCTTCTGGATTTAAATGATGGAAATCAAAAGCTTTTTCACATTTATTATATCCACAAAAACATTTTCCACCCATAAAAGCAATTGCTTGTAATTTAATTTTTTTCCGTCTTCTATCTACAAAAAATTTATTTTTACAAGAATACGAACAAAACTTTTTATCGGTAAGATTATTACACATTGGCCAATTACATTTATCCATAATATATGATTCGAACCTTTTAAATAACTTACCTTCTTTTGTTAACTCCTCCGACTGGATTCGAACCAGTGACCGATCGGTTACTTACTACTATAGTTTTCACTACCAGATTTGAACTGTTTGTAGTCTGGACTATACCATCATCCTTAGCATTATCTATTAGGATGTTGTCATTATAGTCTCTGCACCTTCCTTTGTAGGCTTGGCTCAGTGTTGACATATTTTACAACTTAGTTTTCACTGAATTTCGACAATTTTCTGTATTAAATTACTTTAATAAGCTGCTTTTAATCCACAGCCGATAGCTCTACCGCTGAGCTACAGAGGAATATTAATATTGGGAATACTCTAGTCTGTATTCTGGGATTTGAAACATTTCGAACGTCTTCTAATCTGCCACCCAATAGCCAATATTATTTATATAAATATAAGAAAATAAAGTTTGCCCCATTTATTTTCTGTCACCCTTTTGGGGTCGTTGCAAAACTGTTTCGCCGTTTTACGCAACTTACATCAAACTCCGAGAGTTATCGCGGACAGTTAATTGGACCACTGTCAAGATCCTCTTCTTTATGTTTAGGCAACTTCAAAAGAAGAACACACCGGGAGGGACTCGAACCCCCGACCCAAAGGGTAGAAACCTTTTGCTCTAATCCGCTGAGCTACCGGTGCATATTAAATTTTATACAAATGATTATGGTGTTACAATTTCCCAAACAGGACACTTAACATAACCATTGTCAATAAATTTTTCGGTTTCTTTGAACAAGCCAGATTGCAAAGCATCTTTTGCAAGTTCACGATTTTCAGCATATGTCTTGGCGAAAAATTGATTCTCATCAAGCATATCGATATCTTCGGGAAAATTAACAGAGAGTTTGCAAAGAGGCGAACCCATATCATCTACCAGCAAAATAGCAAGATTGCCATCAGCATAAGTTGTCTGCTTGACAGTAGCGACGCCGTAAGAAGTAGTTTGAAATTCCATGATGTAAGAGATTATACCTATTTTTTTAATATAGAATCGGGGGCGGGCCCCCAAGGGGCCCAAGCCTTAGACTTGAACTTGGGCTCCTTCGTTTTCCATTC